GCGGACATGGCCCGCAATATGCGTGTTGCCCAGGAAAGTGTACTCGCGGAACCCCGCACCGCCGTTGCTGATGGCAGAGCAGTTGATGGTCGTCCCGGCGTTCGCGTCCGTCCCGGAGAAGGTGTAGCCGTCGCCGCGGTTGTACATCGACTGACAGCGCTCGAGGTAGAAGCTGTTGCAATTGCCCACCCGAAGGTCGGAATTACCCACAAAGCCGCTGCCACCGAAGCAGACTGCCGACACGTTGATGCAAGTCGCCCAATCGACGGCGAGCTCGACGCCGTTGCCGGTGGCGCTGTCGCCCGCCGCATAGCTCGTCACCGCTCCCGCCCCATTCACGGTCAGGTTGCCGCCCATCAATTGCAGGTTCTCGAGCGACGATGTCGCATTGTTCGGCCCACCCGTCAGCCGCATGCCGCTCTTGTTCTTGCCGCAGCGCAGCAGGGTCGACGCGCCACCGGGCTGGCCGCTATGCTCGCCGACGATCCGCAGGCCGTTCGTGTCGAACCGGTCGGACAGGAAATAGCGTCCGGCCGGCACGAACATGATGTGGTTGCCGGCAAAGGCACCCTGGTACTGCCCCACGATGAAGTCGCGGCAGGCGACGAATGCGGACAGGTCGTCGGTGACGAAGTCGCCTGCCGCTCCGAACCACCGAACGTTGATCCCGCCGTCGACCTTGCGCATCCAGCTGCCCGCCGAACCGGTCGATGCGCCAACCGGGGCGATGCACATGCCCTGGCGCGGATCGCTCGCGACCTTGGCCGACAAGTCGGAGCCGTCGAACACGAACAGGCCTTCACGTCCGGCTTCGCGCAGCCACCGCACCGCTCCCGGCACGGGGCTTGCTGCAGCAGCCAGTTCCGCCCGGTTGGCGACACTGACAACGGCAGCGCTGGCCGGGCCCTGCCCCGACTGCTGCTGCATGAACCATTCAGCCGCGGTCACCAGGCTGACCGTCTTGGCGCCGCTGGTGAAGTCGATGGTCCCGCCGCTCACCGGGTCCCGCGCGATGGACCCGTCGCCCTGGAGCGTCCCGCGCCCGACCTCGCGCTCGACCGGGCGGTCGATGCCTTGAACGCAGTAGTAGAACTGGTCTCCGGGGCTCAGCGCCTCGGAGAAGGAGGAGAAGCCCTGCACGGCCGCGCCCGGCACCACAGGTCCCGTCCCCTGAGTTGTCGTGTAGGTCCGCACAAGATCGACGAACTTGGGGGTGAAGACAGCCGGCATGGCTTCTCCTCTTTCGATTGCTAGCTAAAGTTGGTTGGCGAGGCCGCCGATCAGGCGAACTTGAGCAGCTTGATCGCTTCGCTGTTCACGACCTGGCCGCCGATCCGCTTGGTGGCATAGAAGTAGACGTAAGGCTTCTTCGTGTAGGGATCGCGCAGAATGGTCGTCTCGGCCCGCTCCGCGATGATGTAACCCGCCTTGAAGTTGCCGAACGCGACCGACAGGCTGCTGGCGGCGATGTCGGGCATGTCCTCCGCCTCGATCACCGGATAGCCGAGCAGCGTGGCGGGCTGGCCGGCGATCATGCCGGGCTGCCAGATGAATGCGCCGTCCGTGGTCTTGAATTTGCGGATCGCCGCGGCCGTCGCCGAGTTCATCACGAACACCGCGCCCTGCCGGTACGGCTGGCGCAGGCTCTGCACCAGGTCGATCAGCTTGTCGGCGGGGTTGGTCGTCGGGAAGGCTCCCGCGGCGCCAGTGCCGATCGCCTGCAGCGTACCCATCGGCCGCGCACCGTCGGCGGTGGCGGCATTCGGCGAGGAAAGAAAACCGAGCGGCTGGTTGACGCCGGTACCCTTGATGAACGCCGCGCTTTCCGCCCGGGCGAACTCGGTGGCGATCTCGTTCGCCAACCAGCTCTCCACGTCGAACAGTGCATCGTCCAGCATGTGCTGCGAGGCGGCCGGGTTGGCGTACAGCTCGCCGGTCGCCGGCACGACTTCACTGAACGTCGGGGTACCGGTCTCCGGACGGGCAGCCTCGAAGCCGACCCAGCCCGACGGGGTGCCGCCGGTGGTGATCAGCTTGCGGTAGTTGGAGCTGCCGACCTTCACCACATTGGCGATCGCGCGGATCGGCGAGATCGTCACCAGCGTGCGGTCGATCTGCTCGTCGATCTCCCGCGGAATGGCGAACCCGCCGGCACCCGCCGACGCATTGTCCGCCGACTTGGCTTCCAGCCCGCTCTCGACCCCGCGGCGCAGGAACCGCTCCACGAACTGGCTGTTCTCAGCCGACTTGATGCCGTCCAGCGCCGGCCGCTTGCCCGCGATCACCCCGTCCGCGATCCGGGCCTTGAGCAGCGCGAGCTCGTCCTTGAGCGACAGCCCCGCATCCTCATGCTCGAGCTCGTCAAACGACGTCTCCAGCGCGTCCGCTTTCACTTCAACCATGCACTTCCTCCGACATGAAAAAAGCCCCGGCGCGGGATGCGACGAGGCCGTAAAACTGCACTGCACTTCTGCGGTCCGGTCAGCCCGGCCTAACCGCGTGGATCAAGGCGCGCGGCTGCATCGGCTTGCTGACGACGCTCACTTCGACAAGGTCGAGGTCGGTCAGCTCCCGCGTCCCTTCCACCTCCCGCGACTGCCGCACGCGGTAGCCGAAGCTCAGCCCGTTCAGCCGGCCGTTCTCGATCAGTCCGGCGACCCGCCCTTCCGATGCACCGCCGTTCACGCGGGCAATCACCCGCAAGCCCTTGGCATCCTCCGCCAGTGCCTCGATGTGGCCGATCACGACCCCCGTCCGGTGCTGCCAGAGCAGCGGGATGGTGCGCCCGTTCTGCAGCGAGGCGGCAAAGGCGCCGCGGCGGATCACGTCCCCGCCATTGTCCACCCGGTCGAACACTGCGGCGTAGCCGGCGAAGCGGACGTCCGGCTTGCGGTCACCGCGCAGCATGGATCAGCCCCGCCAGATCGAGCCGCACCGCCAGTCCGATCAGCAGGCACGCCAGGAAGATCCGCACCGCCCAGGCGATCACCGCCTGCCACGCGCTCCGCTTGGCATCCCGCCACGCCGACAGCAGCTGGCGCAACTCATCCATGTCGCGACGGGCATTGTCGTCGTCGAGCCCGAGGCTCGCCAGCGCCCGATGCGCCCCGCTCTGGCTGGCCTCCTCGACCATCGCGCGCATGGTGATCGGGTCCATCCCGCCATTCGATTGTTTGAGCAGTTGCGCAAGCAGCGCTTCCGCCGACGATTGCGCCGGGCTCACTTGGTGCCCTCCGGCTGGAATCCCAGCTGCTCGCGCTTCTCGTCGCGCGACAGGAACGTCGCCGCCTCGACCCGCTGCCATAGCCGCTCCCGGTCTTCGACCAGCTCGCTGATCCGGTCGACGTCGACCGCGAAGCTGACCTTGCCGAACCAGTCGCTCAGGCCCTCCGCCAGCCCCTCCAGGATGCGCTCGGCCAGCGGCAGCACCGTCTGCCGGTACAGCGCCCGGCCCGCCTCCCGGAGGTTGGCGTAGGCCGTGTCGCCCGGCAGGCCGAGCAGCACCGGCGGCACTCCGAACGCCAGCGCGATGTCCCGCGCGGCCGCTTCCTTGAGCGCCACGAAGTCCATGTCCGAGGGCGACAGGCTCAGCGACTGCCACTTGAGGCCACCCTCCAGCAGCAGCGGCCGCCCGGCGTTCTGCGTCCCCGAGAAATGCGCCTCGATCTGCTCGCGCAGCCGCCCCACCTGCTCGGCGGTCAGCGACGACCCGTCGCCGGGATCGTACACCATCGCCCCGGACGGCCGCGCCGCATTGTCGAGCAGCGACTTGTTCCACCGCGTCGCCCGGTTGTGCAGCGACGCCGCGGAGATCGCCGCGTCCATGCAGCCCAGCCCCAGCTGGTCGTCGCCGGGATGCAGCGCGCGCAGGTGGATCACCTGCCGCCGCGCCAACGTGTCCCGCACGGGGTAGCGGACCGGCCGCCCGCCGCTACGATACACATACGCCGCCGGCCAGCCGCGCTCGTCGACGCTGACCGACACCTTCTCGGGCCGCAGCGGCGACAGCTCGGCGAGGCCGTTCGGCCCTTCCACGCAGTACAGGAACGCGTTGCCGTGCAGCAGCAGTTGCGACGCGACCGCCTCCAGCAGCCGCGGCCTGGCCACCAGCGCCAGCGCCC